GCTGATATTGAGTATTTCCAAAAGAAACTCTACAGAGCACTTGGAGTTCCTGAGTCAAGAATTGCTGGTGATGGTGGTTTCAATCTTGGTCGTTCTTCTGAAATTCTGAGAGACGAACTCAAGTTTGCTAAGTTTGTTGGTCGTCTGAGAAAGCGTTTTGCTCAGATGTTCAACGACATGTTGAGAACGCAATTGATTCTCAAGAACATTGTTACTCCCGAAGACTGGGAGATCATGTCGGATCATATTCAATATGACTTCCTGTATGATAACCAGTTTGCTGAACTGAAAGAGTCGGAAATGCTTCAGGGCAGACTTGGAAACCTAGCAACTATCGAACCTTATATTGGTAAGTACTTCTCTACAGAATATGTAAGGAAGAAAATCTTGCGTCAAACTGACCAAGAAATTAATGAAATTGATATGCAGATTGAAGATGAAATTGCTAAGGGAATTTTACCAGACCCTTCAATGATTGATCCTATTACTGGTGAACCTCTACCTCAAGGTGGAGATTTGGGTCAAGTTCCAACTGAACCAGATATGGAACAAGATGCGGCAGCTGCCGATGCTCAAATGCAAAAAGACACCAAAAAAGCAGAGATATAAATATAGAATATATAACACTATAACTTTTCATGGATAATATTATCGATTTGATTGCGACAGACTCAAAGGCATCGGATGTTTCTGATGCTATTAAAGGTGCTTTGTTCGCAAAAGCTGCTGAAAGAATTGATGCTGCTAGACCTATTGTAGCAGGATCATTGTTTGGTGGTGAATATGAAACTGAACAAGAACCACAAGAGGATCAAGAATAATGGCAAGAACTTTGCTCTTGGCGGATGAAATTAATCTGCCAACTACAACAGGAACTGCAACTAGTTTTACTAATGCTACTGTTGTTCGTCTTGTTAATAACTCTGCAAGTGCTGCACTGGTTACTGTTGTTGAGACGCAAAGTGGGACTGGAATTGGTTCTATGACCATGCCCCCAAATTCCGTTGAGTATCTTGAGAAGCAACCATCATATTGTGTATTTGCTAGTGCCGACACTGTAAAGGGTGCAAAAGTAGGATTTACCGCATAAACAAATGAAACTCATCACAGAAGAAGTAACAAACGTCAATATCATCACCGAAATGGTTGGTGGTAAAAAGACTCTACACATTGAGGGTGTATTCCTTCAGGGTGAGATTAAGAATCGTAATGGGAGAATGTATCCCATTCAAACTCTTGCTAACGAAGTAAAGCGTTACAATGAGAACTTTGTTTGTAAGGGTCGTGCTCTTGGCGAGCTCGGTCATCCCGATGGTCCTACCGTCAACCTTGACCGTGTTTCACACAAGATCACTTGTCTGACCCAAGAAGGTAACAACTTTAAAGGTAAGGCACAGATTCTTGAAACCCCAATGGGTAAGATCGCCAAGTCTCTTCTTGAGTCTGGTGTTATGCTTGGTGTTTCTTCTCGTGGTGTTGGTTCACTTCGTATGACCAATGAAGGTCATAAAATTGTTGGTGAAGATTTCCAGTTAGCAACTGCTGCTGATATCGTTGCCGATCCTTCCGCTCCTGATGCTTTTGTTAACGGAATCATGGAAGGAAAAGAGTGGGTTTGGGAAGGAGGAATCCTTCGTGAACAACTCGCAGAGAACACAAAAAGACGTATTAATACTCTTGTAGATCAGAGAATGCTTGAGGAGCACAAGTTGCAACTCTTTAACGATTTCTTATCAAATCTCTGATTTATAAATAAATATAGATTATACCAAAGTTAATCAAAGAAAAATGTCCGCTGATAGCAACTTACAGGAAATGGAAAACGTAGTAACACAAAACGCTGCGCCTGCTGAACCAATGCAAGCGAACGGGATTCCTTATGAGGATCTCGGTGGTCCTACCCCCGAGAACTCAAGACCCGACGATGACTCCAACCGTTTGGAGACTCCAGGCAAGACCCTTGCTCAGGTCAAAAATGTCGTAAACGCCAAGGCTGTTAAGGCTGAGGAAGTTGAGGCTGATGAAGAGCAAGAAATCGTTGCCGAAGAAGAGACTACCGAAGAGGAAGTTGTTTCCGAAGAGGAAGTCGTTACCGAAGAAGAAGCACCTGAGTACAGCATCGAAGAAGATGTTCAAGCTCTATTCGAAGGTGAAGAGCTTTCCGAGGAGTTCCAAGAGAAAGCACGCACTATTTTCGAAGCTGCTATCACGACTAAGGTTAACGAAATCAAAGAAAACCTTCAATCTGCCTATGAGACCGTTCTCGTAGAAGAGATTGAAACCATTAAAGAAGGTCTGACCGAAAGACTCGACGCATACCTTGAGTATGTTGCCGATGAGTGGATCCAAGAGAACGCTCTCGCTGTTGAGCACGGTCTTAAGACTGAAATGACCGAATCATTCCTTGCTGGAATGAAGGGTCTTTTTGAAGATCATTATGTAACCATCCCTGAAGATAGATATGATGTAATCGAGAGCATGGTAGATAAACTAGATGAAATGGAAGGTAAACTCAACGAGCAAATCGAAAGAAATGTTGCTCTAAACAGAAGATTAGCAGAATCGGTTGCCGATGTAATTTTTGCAGAGGTTGCTGAAGGACTTGCCCTTTCCCAGAAAGACAAGCTCGCTACTCTTGCCGAAAATGTTGAGTTTGAAAGTGAAGTAGACTATCGTGAGAAGCTAGTTACTCTGAAGAAGTCATACTTCCCAGAGAACGCTGGCGCTCAAAGAGACCACTCAGAGACTATCTCTGAAGGCACCAGTGTTGTTGGTTCAACATCAGCATCACCACTAATGGAATCCTACATGGATACTCTGAGAAGAGTCGCTAAAAAGTGATTTCTAAATAATACAAGTTCAAACTAACTTTTTAAAAGAGGTAAAGATCAAATGCAAATGCCCCTAAACGAGCATCTGCAGGAGAAGTGGGCACCCCTTCTGGACTATGATGGTATGGATCCTATCAAGGATTCCCATCGTAGAGCCGTTACTGCTCAACTCCTGGAGAACCAAGAAATCGCCCTTCGTGAAGAGCGCGAATTCCTTCACGAATCACCCACCAACTCCGTTGGTAGCGGTGGTTACACCTCGGCAGGTGGTCAGACCGTTGCTGGTTTCGATCCAGTTCTGATCTCCCTGATCCGTCGTTCAATGCCTAACCTGGTCGCTTATGACCTCGCTGGCGTTCAACCAATGAGCGGTCCTACTGGACTCATCTTCGCAATGCGCTCCAAGTATAAGACCCAAGGTGGTTCTGAAGCTCTGTTCGATGAAGTCGATTCCGCCTTCTCTGCTCAGGACAGCAACTTCAACCGTACTGGTAGCTTCACTGCTGGTGCCGTTGGTATGGGTACAACCGGTCAGTCTGGTAACAACCCTGCTGCTCTGAACCCAACTTCAGGTATTGCTGCCGACACCTACAGCGTAGGTCAAGGTCTTGGTACTGCTGATGCTGAGAACCTCGGTGACGGCATCGGTGCGTTCAACGAGATGGCATTCTCGATCGAGAAGGTCACCGTTACCGCCAAGTCAAGAGCTCTGAAAGCTGAGTACTCGTTAGAACTCGCTCAGGACCTCAAGGCAATCCACGGTCTGAATGCCGAAGCTGAACTCGCCAACATTCTCTCCACTGAGATTCTGGCTGAGATCAACCGCGAAGTCATCAGAACTATCTACCGTGTTGCTGAGCAAGGTGCTGCTACTAACGTTGCTACCCAGGGTGCTTTCGACCTCGACGTTGACTCCAACGGTCGTTGGTCAGTTGAGAAGTTCAAGGGTCTGATCTTCCAGATCGAGCGTGACGCTAACGCCATCGCCCAGAGAACTCGTAGAGGAAAGGGCAACATGATCCTCTGCTCCGCAGACGTTGCTTCCGCCCTCACCATGGCTGGTGTACTCGACTACACCCCTGCTCTGAACGCTAACCTCAACGTTGATGACACCGGTAACACCTTCGCTGGTGTTCTTGCTGGTAAGTTCCGCGTCTACATCGACCCATATTCGGCTAACCTCTCTGCCGACCAGTACTACGTTGCTGGTTATAAGGGTGCTTCCCCTTACGACGCTGGTCTGTTCTATTGCCCATATGTTCCTCTCCAGATGGTTCGTGCCGTCGGTCAGGACACCTTCCAGCCCAAGATTGGCTTTAAGACCCGCTACGGCATGGTCGCTAACCCATTCGCTCAGGGCACCGCTGTTGGCGAAGGCGCTCTTACCCAGAACGTCAACCGCTACTACAGAAGAGTCAAGGTTCAAAACCTCATGTGATCTCGATTCACATATCTATCGGGGGGTCTTCGGACCCCCTTTTTTTATCTAAATACAAATAAAACTGATAATGGCAGTTTCACCTTTTAGAAACCAAATACAAAACAGAAACTTTCTATCTCCTGCTGGGTTTCAGTTTAGTTTGTCTAAACACCCCAAGGTTGATTTTTTCTGTACTAGTGCTAGACTGCCCGAAATAAATTTACAGTTAGCACAACAATCATCATATCTCAAGGACTTAGATATTCCTGGAGAAAAACTAACTTATGGAGATTTGTCTCTTAAGTTCTTGGTTGATGAGGACATGACCAACTACATGGCTGTCCATAATTGGTTAACTGGTCTTGGGTTTCCCGAGTCAGCACAAGACTTCATTGATCTTACAACAGATGTGGATGGTGTAAAAGACCAACTACAAGAGCAATATAGTGATGGAAGTTTATCAATACTAAACAGTAACTATAGAGTCAATAGTATTGTAAAATTCAAAGATCTATTTCCCGTTTCCTTAACCTCTTTGGAGTTTGACACTTCAGTAACTGACATACAGTACTTTACAGCAGAGGTTACTTTCAAGTATACTATCTACAATATCCTGGATTCTGACAACAGAACACGCTTATGAACCTTGAGCAAATTCAGGAGATGTGGGACAAAGACTCCCAGATCGACCCTGATAACCTACATGATGAGTCTTTAAAAATACCTCAACTTCACGCCAAGTATTATACCGTCTATAACACCATCACCCTGCTTCGTGAGAAAGCAAGAGAAACTCATAGCAGAGTGAAACTAGAGCGTTATAACTACTACACTGGAAAGGCACCAGCAGAGGTGTATGAGGAAGAACCATTCCCATACAAAGTAAGAGACAAAGACGCCTTACAGAGGCATCTGGAGGCAGATGAGAAACTTACTAAGTTGGATATCAAGATCAAATACTATGATGTGATGTTGAAGTTTCTTGAGGATGTTATCAAGACTATCTCAAACAGAACTTTCCAGATCAAGAATGCAATAGAGTGGCATCGTTTCCAAGCAGGTTTTAACTGAGGCAATAAATACCCATAGGTGATACTTATGGGTTATGTCTCATTTGATTATATCAAAAAAGAACGAAGTATACCTTCAAGTTCAAGCGGAACCTCACGTCTACTATGAGTTAGCAGACCAGTTTACGTTTGAGGTTCCAGGAGCAAAGTTTATGCCTCAGTACCGTAGTAAGTATTGGGATGGAAAAATTCGTTTATTCAATACCCAGACTGGTGAGATATATGTCGGGTTATTGGATAAATTGACGAGGTTCTGTGAGAACCATGAATATACCTATGAATTTGCCGACAACAAATTCTATGGTCTTCCTTTTGAGGTTAATGACTTCATCTCAAAGGAAGGTGTGAAGGATTATATGAACGCTATTTGTAAGTATTCCCCCCGCGAATACCAAGTAGAGGGAGTATACGACGCCCTAAGACATAATAGAAAGCTATTGATATCTCCAACTGCTTCTGGAAAGTCGTTGATGATATATTCGATTGTGAGATATTACGTTGAGAAAGGACAAAATACTCTGATAGTCGTTCCAACGACTTCCCTTGTAGAACAGATGTATAAAGACTTTGAAGACTATGGGTGGGACGTAGGTTCATATTGCCACA